GGTACATCTTCTAATGGATCCGGTTGTTTAGTTTCTGGAGTTTTACCTTTAAGAGGCGTTACAGGGGTATAACTTACAACCTCATCAACACTAGAATCTCTTTTAGGAATAGGCCCGTAATTTTCAAATACGTAATCTGGTACAGCAATATCCTGATTTAATGTTGAATTATCACCCCTACTACCTTCTTTGTTTGTTGCATCTCCATTAGGAAACGACGTACCTCCACGTTGAATTTGAAACTTTGAATTAGCTTTAGCTACAGGTTCGTACGTACTTTTCCATAAATTAATTTGATCAAGCTCGTCTTGATCTTTAAAACCTTTCAATGAGTAAGTATTTTCTACCACTCTTTCTATTTTATCCTTTCCTGTAAACGTACTTTTAGTTTTACCAGTTGATTCAAAACTATCATTTATAGTAGTTATCTGCTTATTATTTGTAGCTAACTCACTATTAACTAAATTATTTAAAGTAATATTAGATCCACTATATTGAGATATTTTTATTTCCTCTCTATCTGTAGAGTTATTAACATCAATAGACGCACCTCTTTGATTGAATATTGACTTATTTCTATATTCGTTGTGTTCTTGTTTTTTACTCATCTTCCTTCTTTAAGTTTTCAAATATACCAGGATAGTCAAAAGTTTGTTGATCTTCATTATCTGAATCTGTCATTAAAACAGTTTGTCTGAAGTCTACTCTACTACCTATATATACAGGGAAGTTAATATCTCCACGGTAATGAAATATCCAAACTTGAGAACCTACTGCAGGTACTCCAAAAACTCCTTTAGCTTTATTTGAATGCTTACTAGGTCTATATTGAAGACTATAAGGATTATTATTTCCACTAAAACCAGCTAACGGGTCTGCAAATGCATCTAAAACACTATTGTTCAAAGTCTCATATAAATACGATGGACCAAAACTACCATCTGATGAATTTGGTGGTTCTGTATTATTAGTTTCAAATTCGCTTTCATAATTAGTATCAGATATAACTGCTAACTCTTCCGGTGATTGATATCTCGCTATTCCAGATTCTCCAAATATAGGAAAACAAGGCTCAGCATAAGGTAAAAATTTTGATATTTCTTCGAACACTTTAGCATCTTTCCATACATCAGTTTCGTTATTTGTACCAGGAAATCTTATGTTAAAAGACTTATATTCCTTTAACCAGTCTTCTAAAGGCTGGTTAGATAGCTCAGGAATGTAAACTTTTACTCTATATAATTTTTGAGGATCCCAGTTTTTTACCACTATACCTCTATAAAAGTTAGTATCATTTCTTTTATATTCTTTAGCGTTATTTGAACCTCTTACAAACATTGTATATATTTATCCTTGATTCTTAATTATAACACTTATAATAATGTTATGCTTGTAAGTCATGAGTCTCCTATTGATATCTTAGATAGATCTAAAGTTTATAACGATTACGATTATGCATTAGTTCATTTATTTGAAACCCATCCGGAGTATTATAATTTCTTTAAAAGATCTCTAGCAGAGGGTAGAGAAGTTTTACTAGATAATTCTATATTCGAGTTAGGTAAATCATTTGATCCGAAAGCATATGCTAAGTATATTGAAGAATTAAAACCTACTTTTTTCATTGTACCAGATGTTTTAGAAGATAGCTATGCTACTATGAGCTCATATCATAAATTTACTTTAAACTACCCTGATTTGCCTGGGTACCGTATTGGAGTGGTACAAGGTAAGACTTATGCAGAAATAGTAGATTGTTATAACTATATGAGCGAACATGCTGATTATATTGCTATTTCATTTGATTATAGTTGGTATGATGTTGTAGCCTTAGGTAGTTATAAGCTAGAACGTTTTTGCAACGGTCGACCATATCTTATTAAAAGACTTATCGACGATGGTATCTGGAACTATAATAAGCCTCATCATTTACTTGGTTGTTCTTTGGCTAGAGAATTTGGATACTATAAGCGTGATAATATACCTGGTATAAGATCTTGCGATACTTCTAATCCTATAGTAGCAGCTTTGAAAGGTAAACGATATATGGCTGGTTTTGGACTTAAAAGTAAACCGGCTACCTTATTAGCAGATTTAATTGATCATGAAGTGAATGAAGATGAGATGGAAGATATCTTATATAATACTAAAGAATTTAAGAGAATTGTATTTAATTGAAGATTATTTTAGTTTATGCATAAATAAACGTATGCCCAAAAGGGAAGTAGAATTATTTACCACGGATAGTGATTTCTATCCTCTAGAAAATAGTAAGAAAAAAAGAGCATTTTTATTAGTTTTAACTTGGTTAATGACTACTGGACTATTGATTTTTATACCATACGTATTCTTAAAATTATCTACTTAGTAGTAAGTCTGTATATAGCATCCCACCCTTCACCTGGATCATTCTCTCGTAAATGATCTATTCTATTCATCATCATAACATAATATTCTTTTAATTCAGGGTATTTTTTACTATTTTTTACCCCCATTTTAATAGCTTCACCCCATACTCTATTTTTATAGTAGCTAATAAACAGTTCATGATCAGAAGTATCTCCTCCGTGGTTAGCTAAACCAGTGTCGTTTAGTATGGTATATATTTTTATACCTTCTTTCTTTCCCTTAACAGCTATTTTATCAAGTTCTACAAAATTAAAAACTTCCTCTATACCTTCTATAGTCTTTTCACCTAGAAGTATTCCAACGTTATAATTTTTAGTTTGACCTTCTAATCTAGCAGCTAAATTAACAGCATCTCCTAAACAGGTATAGTCAAATCTCTGAGTAGATCCCATATTACCTACTACTACGTCACCTGAATTAATACCTATACCCATTTTTAAGATCATAGAGTCATCATCTAATTCATTATTAACTTTTGATAATAAATTAAACATATCCAAAGCACATCTAATGCTATTGACTCTATGCTCCTTATCATCTAGAGGGGCGTTCCAAAACGCCATTAGTGCATCTCCAATAAATTTATCAACAGTTCCTTGATATTTTATAACACTACCGGTCATAGGAGTTAGATACTGATTAATTAATTTTGTTAAACCTTGCGGGTTAGATTTAAACTTCTCACTTATAGTAGTAAAGTCTCTTAAATCACTAAAGAGAATAGATAACTCTTTGGTATCGCCTCCTAACTGTAATTTTGAAGGGTCTTTTTGTAATAGCTTAACTATAGAAGGAGCTAGATAGTGTTCGAATTGACCTTTTATTTGTTTTTTAGATTTATTTTCCTGTACAAATCTAACAAAAGTAGCGCTAGACCAAGTTACAAAAGTAGTAAATACAGGCCAAGTAAAATCATAGAGTAAATTAGATTCAAATAATTTATTACCTATATATGGGAATAAGTAGATACTACATATAATAATACTTAAACTCCATAAGTAAGGTAGCCATAAAGCTGCTATTATAATTAAAGCACTTATAGCAGCTGAAACTAAAAGCTCATGAACTGCAAATTCTTCTAATCTTTCTAATCTAGATTCATCAATCATCATTTGCAAAGTAGACGCATGAATAAATTGACTATATTTTATACCCAAAGCAGTAGGTACGGTGTTAGTTAACCCTTCAGCTGCTGGTGAAATAAATACTATTTTATCTTGTATACTACTCCAATCTTTATCTAATAATGAAATACGAGGAATATCATACTTATAATTTAACCATACTCTAGAATTAAAATCAGTTTTTATTGGATCCATACCATAAACTCTTAGAGCTTGAATTCCTGCTTCATCAGCTTTAACTTGATAGGAATCTTCTCCACCGAATAATCTAAGGATTTCTAAAGCTAGCGTTGGATAATATTTACCCTTTATTTGTATAACTAGAGGCATTCTTCTTACTACCCCATCTAGTTCAGGAGCAGTAGCCAACATTCCTACACCAGCAGCACTCTCCCCTAACTTCTTTACAGGTCCTATAGCTTCAGGATATGTAAATAAATAGCTATCTATATCAGAACCTATAACAGATATACCCCGTGGTACAGGTTGACCTTTACCCTTCGTAGCAGCAGATTGACCTAAAACAACTGGTACCTGTTTCATTATATCTATTAGATATTGATCTTTACCTAATCTATCTTCTTCTGCATATAATATAGGTAGTACAACTAGAGCAGCTCCATTTTCATAAGCTTTTACAATACTATCAGCAATAATATTTCTAGGCCATGGCCACTGCCCATATTCATCTAAACTCTTTTCATCTATTTCTATTATAGTAACATTTTCTGCTTCTATTTTTTCTTGTCCTCTCTGATAATAATCAAATGATTTTAGTCTGGCTGTTTCAATAAAAAAAGGATCATAGGTTCTTAGAATTAGTAAAAATATAGTAATTAAGAGACATATAAAGTAATTTTTTATGTTTAAAATTTTCATTGTTCTATATTAAAGATAACACTATTACCTCCATTAAGCTTATATACACCCAAGCCTCCACCTTGATTATGATTTATAGTAGCGTTAGTATCTTTTTCTAATCTTAAAGAAAGAATGGAACCCTGTTCATTTTTTCTATATAAACCTACTCTCCCATCTTCTAGTAAAGTAAAAACACCTGGTATAGTTCTTTTTGTTCTTTCAGTTACATCTTCTTCATTTTGAGCAGTTTGTTGTTTTGTTTCTTTTTTATCTCTCTGTTCTTCTTGAGATATACTAGTCACTCTAGCCCCTTTAACTGGCTTTGTAGGTGGATTAACATTATTGTCAACTCTTGTAACTTGATAAGCTTGATTTAATAAAACTGATCCAGCTGCGTTACTTACTTCAATAGAACCAACATAAACATTACCGTTTGCATCTACAGAAGGTAATAACTTAAAGGTAGATCTACCAGCTGCATCTACTGTCATAGTAAAGTCAGTACCTCTAACTGATACAGAAGCAGTAGGTGAAGCTATTTTTACATTTTTTCTACTGTTCTTAGCAATTAATCCTGAAGAGTATCTTAAAGAACCTAGCTTACCCTTTATAGATAATTTACCAGTTTTAGATTTATCATCATAAACAAACTCATCTATTTTTAATTTAGAATATTCTGATAAAGCAACCTTGGTATCATCTACGAAAACTATTTTTATTGTACCGTTTAAAGTTTCAATATCATCATCCATTTTAACTGGAGTCTCTAACTCAGTTAAAATTTTATCTGCTTCTCTAGTTATTTGAGCTCGCTGAGTTTGCTGAGCTACTTCGCCAATAGCAAAACTATTACTGACCGTTGCCAGCAGGCTCAACATGACCATCGACACCATGGCCATTTGTAACTTCAACGCTGAGCAGGTTAGTTTCGCCGAGATATGTTGGAGCTGTTCCATCAGACTGTAATATAGTATAGTTATTATCACTTCCAGAAACTGCTAGGTCGATATTGTTAGGATCGCCTCCTAATTGAACTATATCAAGTCTGTTATTACTACCGAATATATCAACAAGCTGGTTATTACCAATACCACCAGTCTGCCCCTCTTGGTATGAATTAACTATATTTTCATCTCCAAGGATAGTATAATCATTATTAACATTATCACTATCATAAATTTGGAATAATAAGTTATTAGCATTTCCTTCAATTGTTAAATCTAAAGTTGCACTATTAGTAAACGCCGGTACGGTAATATCATCATCTGCTGCAACGTTAATAACGTTACTATTTCCAGCTATATCTAGTAAAAACGTATTTTCATTACCTTCTAAAACTGTTTCGATATCGTTACCACTTCCAGTAACTAAGAAATCAAAAAGCTCTCCATTACCTACATTGTTAAGATCTAAAATGTTTTCATCACCAACAAAAACTAAATCATAATCTTTATTTTCTCCCTGTAATCTAGATCTTTTATCTGTATCTCCAATAGTGTTTGAAGCTCCAAATTGAATAATATCGAAATTACCAGTATTACCTGATTGATCTAAATAAATTTCATTATTAGCAGAAGCTAATAAAGACGACAATAAGAGTGCAAAAATAGTTTTCTTCATGTAAGTATTTATTCAAATAGCTTACTATTTACTCTCTTTGAACTTCCAATATTCACGCTCTTTACCTTTATGAATTATTTCAATAACTGCTTTATCTAGTGCAGATCTTACACATGTAGATACTAATTCATTTTTAGCAAAACCTAATTCAGCTTCCGCAGGCAGAGTATCCATATCAAAAAATTTAAACAATGTACCGGATATTTTAGTTGATACAATAGTTTTAGAAGAAGTTGTAGTTATAAGAACTTCTCCAGTCATAGTACTAACTATTCTCAATGATACAGTAACAGTATCTTGTCTATATTCATCAGTTAATCCTAGTCCAAGATAAGCAGCACCAGCACCTCCGGTAATATTATTAACATCATAATCTAAAATACCACCAAACGCTAATACCCCTGCATATTTTTGAGGTGGTAATACTACTGGCTCTTCATCAAAATTTTGCCTAGTTTGATTTACTAAAGCTCTTTCTCTTAATACGCTCTCTTGTTCTGCTCTTTCTAAAACTTTAAACCAACCAGTAGCCATTAAAGACTCCATTAGGTAAGCTTCTGCTCCTTGAGTAACTGCTGATGAGAAAGTAGCGTAATTATCAGATGTAGATCTTTTACCTGTTAAATCTCTAAACTTACCTACCCCTATATAAATTTCTGGACCATCTATTTTTGGTAAATTTTTAAGCTCTTCTATAAGCGGTGTAGTATTAATCTTAGCATTAGTATACGAGGGTTTAGCTCTACTGCTTTGGGTTACAGTACAGCTTGAACATATACTAACTAATGCAAGTACTCCTAAAATATTACTCAGTTTCTGCATTATCCGTTTCTTCTAAGCCAGTATCAGGTAACGAAAGTGTGCCTATCGGTATAGTAATAGTAGTAGTTTGTCCATCAGTATCAAACACTGATAGTGTAATAGTATCTCCTATTTTACCCCAGGTAACAGTATTACCGTCTAAAGTAAACTGACCTGAATCTGCTCCAGCTTCTGCAAATAACTGCTCTGTAACTTGTTTAGATAGCTCAGAATAAATTCTAGTTTGTAGATTAGAAAGAAATGCATTTATAGGTCGCCTTTGCTCTAAAAGACCCAATTGCAATTCTAATGACCTTAATTCATCTCTAATAGATTTTTTTCTATTATAACGCATATTGTTTAAATTAATCTTATGAGCGCTATAACCTATTCCACTAAAAGTAGGTGATTTAAATTTAAAAACTAACCCATCAGCGAAAATCTGTGTAGAGAGAAGCAATAATACAAATAAACTTGACTTCATACGTTTTTATTTACTCCCTTCTTTTGATTTTTCATTATTTTTTTTTCCACTACTATACTTATTTTATCTTTATCCTTCTCTTCAGCCTCTTCTAAAATAAGATTTATCTTCGTCATTAATCTAATCATATCATTATCTAACATTCTAACCTTATCTATAAGATTAATAACTATAGACATAGCGTCATCTATAACCGGTTTTATTTCTCTAGTTACCCATTTCCATATATAAAAAACAAAATAACCTAATCCACAAGCTGCCATTATTGGAAACCCGTATTTACTTATACCTTCAATTATATTTTCCATTAGTCTTTTCTCGCGTCCTCCTTTCCTTCGCTTGCAGCTAATCTTTCTATATTAGGCTTCTTACCAAAAGCACAAGATATCAAAGTATCAATCTTTACTATATCATTATTCATAGTATCTATTCTATTCACAATACCTTTTATTAAACCACACAATCCTTTAATAGAACTAGTTAACTCGCTAAGTATAAATTTTAGAATTATAAATATAAAGAATCCACAAGCTACTGCACCAGCTATAGGGAATCCAACTTTTTCAATTATTGTAAAGAATCCTTCCATTTTAATATATTTAGTTGAAAAATGTAATATTTGTCTATATAATATATAGTAACGTCATGGCACAGTTAATATTACATTTGGTAGGAGATTACCTCCTCCAATCAGGCTGGATGGCGAATAATAAATCTAAAAGTAGTTTAGCGGCGGGAGTTCATGCCTTAACATATTCTCTACCCTTTCTTATTCTTAGACCCTCTTTGGCAGCGTGGCTAGTAATATTTATAACGCATTTTTTCATAGATCGTTATGCATTAGCTAGGCATGTTGCTGTAGTAAAAAATTATTTAGCTCCTAAAAGACATTGGCTAAAGAAAGATAATATATCTCAATTTGGTTATTGTAAAAAAACGCCCGATTTCTTAGCTATTTGGCTATTGATTATTACTGATAATACACTACACTTAACTATAAACTATCTCGCACTAAAGTACCTTTAGGAACTCTGATATAATTAATATATGAAATTTTTGGAATCTACTCTTCAAACATATTCCCGTAAAGTAGTAGAATGGTTCATAAAAAAATATAAATTAGATTGCAAAGTTAAGATAAAACTAGTTCCTTATGAATCTATCGATTGTTGGGGTTGTACCGAGGAAAGTAAAAAGCGAGGAGAATACAACGTTTGGGTAGCTAAGGACCAGTCGCTAAGAGAGTTTATCGCTACTTTAATTCATGAATTAGTTCATGTAAAGCAGTACGAAAAAAAGAAATGGTCGGGTACAGGAGAGGCTGAAGCTAATAGATTGCAATATAAATTAGCTGATAGAGTTTGGATAGATGGCATTCTCTAAAATTTTTATATAATTTTTTAATGGATATTAAGTTTAATAAATGGATCGCTCTCTTTTCGCAGACCGGAAAAGAAATTATTGATATATCAAGTCGTATAGGTAGAAAGCCTGATGCTGTTATATCTAATAACCATCCTAGTAATATTGATGAAATATTGAAAGGGGTGCAATATCATTGGCTAACCACTTTCGGTAAAGAGAGTAAAAGCTTAGATATTTTAGATGAAATAGTTGAAGATCGAGATAATACTTTAATAACTTTGAACGGTTGGTTAAGAATAGTACCTCCCGATAAATGTAGAAGGTATAATATATATAACGGTCACCCCGGACTTATTACTTTATATCCTGAGTTAAAAGGTAAAGATCCACAGCAAAGAGCTTGGGATGATCTTCATAAGTATAATGAAATAGGTAGCGTAGTTCATAAGGTAGTAGAAGAAGTAGATGCAGGTGAAGTAGTTAGTGAAAGTATAGCTTCTACTTTTGATGTATTAACTATAGAAGAAATATATGACGTTTTAAGAGCTACATCATTTAAAGCTTGGTGTAGCTTTTTAAGCAAAGCATTAGATAATTAATTATGATCTTTTCGTTTACTGGAGCTCAAAGTACGGGTAAAACTACGTTACTTGAGCATTTAAAGATGTCTAATTTAGGTAAATTTTCTTTTGAATTTATTCCTGAAGTAACTAGATTAGTTAAGAGAGAATATGAAGTTCCTATTAATGAGAGTGGGGATGATATGACTCAGATGTTAATTATGACTGAGCATGTTCGTAATATTTATAAAGGCAGAACAGATAATTTAGTAAGAGGGGTTAATAAAATACTAGATAGGTGTGCTTTAGATGGTATAGTTTATACTCATTATCTTTTAGATAAAGGGAAGATAAGCAGAACTACTTACGATGCTTGTGAACTTATCTATAAAAAGCTTAGGAACGAGTATGATGTTATTTTTTATACTAGTCCTGATGATGTTGAGTTAGTAGATGATGGTGAAAGAAGTGTTGATAAGCATTTTAGAGAAGATATTATAGGTCTTTTTGATATGTATTTACAGTATGGTATTATTGAGAAAGGACCTCGTGTAGTGTATTTGGAAGGTACTGTAGAAGAAAGATTGGAAACTATTAAGAGTACTCTTGATAAACTGAATGTAGATATTAATATTTAGTATGGCGTTAAAACAGTTAGATAATAAAAATATTAGTAAGCATTTAGGTCAAACTTCTCAGTATAAGTCTACTTATGACCCTTCTCTTTTAGTACGAGAGCCTAGAAGTTCTAATAGAATCCACTTAGATATTGAAGAGGGTAATTTGCCTTTTAGAGGTGGTGATACTTGGAATGCTTACGAAGTTTCTGGTCTAACGGATAACGGGTTACCTGTTGTAGGTATAGGTAAGATTTATTATCCTTGTGATTCTAAATACATTGTAGAATCTAAGTCTATTAAACTCTATTTTAACTCTTTTAATATGACTAGATTAGGTGAAGATGATGAAGAGGTTTTAAGTAATATTCAAATTAAAGCTCAAAAAGATCTAACTAAGTTACTCGGTAAAAATGTTGAAGTTAACATTGCTTCTAACCGTGAAGTTTTGAATAATAAAATTACAGCTGCTGAAGATTGGGGTCATGATAAAGCAGAAGGTAACGACTATATTACTCTTGAAGATGATTATCCTGTTGAGGATCTTGATTTTACTGTATATCAAGAGACTCCTGACCTACTTGAAGTTATTGATAGTCCCGTTGATAAAGTACAGTATCATAGCGCATTATTAAAGTCAAATTGTCGTGTTACTTCACAACCTGATTGGGGTGATGTTTACATTGAAATGGAAGGTGATAAGACTGTCGATCCTATTTCATTACTAAAATATATTGTCTCATTTAGAGACGAGTGTCACTTTCATGAAGAGATTTGCGAAACTATTTATAAGAGACTTTATGACTTAGTTGAGCCTGATAAGTTAGCTGTTAGATGTCTATATGCCCGTAGAGGTGGTATAGATATTAACCCTGAACGATATTCAGACGAATCTCTTAGAAACTGGGTACTGCATGATGTTACAGTACCTCATGTAAAGACTCCTAAGCAGTAGATTAACGATAACCTAACGATACTAGTCTTCTAGTTTCAGGATCAGAACCTACATCAAATGCTCTAATTTGAACAGCTGATAATGGATTAGCAGTAGCTCCTCCTCTATCATGTGAAGTAGCTGTAAGAGCTGGTACATGGTAAGTATTCATACTTCCATCTTCGTATATAACACCCAGGTTAAATGAAGCTGAAATATGGGTTAGTAAGCTAGTCTGTTGCTGACGATGTGTACCTACATTAGATCTTGGACCAGAGCTAAGGTATACTTTCCGTGTAGCGTGTGCAAAGTCTTCATTAGCACCACCGTTATCGTTATCATCAATATCAAACCCAATAGCTACTGCTGATAAAGTAATACTTTCACCTGCATCTTGAAATACACCAAACCCGGAACCATCTCTTACAGATGTTGTAGCAGGGTAACCGCTATCAGTTAATGGAAATACGGGGTGCATAGCTCCAATTACATATTCATGTTTTGTGCTATTAAGGCCTACGTCAAATTTTCCTCCTGAAAGAACACCACCTTCACCACCATCAAAATTACTTCTGTTTTGTTTTAATGGTAATGGAGGATCTTTGAAAAATTCACGATTAATATAAATGATATTGTCGAAATTTTGAAAAGGTAAAGCGAATTTTGATACAATAAGTGTCATAATAATATTTATATTCTTTTAGCTATTTATTCGATAAAAAATTAACATAATCCCAATTTATTATTTTTAGAAAATTCTTTATATATTTTTCTCTATCTGGACCGTACTTTTTATAGTAAGCATGCTCCCACACATCTATACCTAGAATAGGAGTCCCTAGGTCATACATAAGGGGGTTATCTTGATTATCGGTTTGAACAATTTTAAGTTTATTACCTTTTTTGACTAACCAAACCCACCCGGATCCAAAGTGCGATTTAGCTTGCTTAGTAAACTCTTCATAGAAATTATCTATTGATTTAAAACTCTTCTCTAACTCTTCTTTTATTAAACCTCTAACAGGGTGCCTATCTGGTGTCATCATATACCAAAACAATTGATGGTTATATGCTCCTCCAGCATTGTTCTTAATAGCATCTTTCTTTTTACCAGCTTTAGTTACTAATGTTTCAAGATCTGGTCTAACGCTAGTAGCATCATTTAGTTTTTTAATATATCCTTTATAATGCTTGTTATAATGAAGCTTCATAGTTTCTTCATCAATATGAGGCTCTAGAGCATCAAACGAGTACGGTAGTTTAACAGGCTTATAACCATCCGCCTGCTCTAAAATAATATTAGATAGTTTTGAAAATCTCATTATTTATATTTATCTAAGTATAAAAAAAGAACAGCGGAACTTTCGTTCCGCTGCTCAAATTGGGTTGCTTTCTCAGCTGTATATTAGAAATACACAGACTGCGAAGCAGGAGTAAACGCTGTACCAAGCCCCTGACATAATACCACATGGTAGTACAGAGAAGCCCCAAAGATGTTATCAACAACCCCGTAACGAGTAAGTAACCCGACGCGAGGAGCGAAATCATTAGGACCAATAGTTCTCTGAACCATGACCGGAATGTAAGGACAATAAATGATACCAGTATCGTAGAACTCAGGACCCTTGTAACCGAGAAGAGCATACTCAATAGTCTGAGTATTAGCTGCTCCATTAACGGTGTACTGAGCTTGCTGAGTGTAAACGTTGGAGTTTTGAACCTCCGTACGAGTATCACGGTAAACGTTGAATCTTCCACCAAGTGAACCAACCTTTGCAATACCAACAGGCTGAGTGTTAACGTCACCTTGTACAGGTACCCACTGGAATTCAGGGAGCATCTCAAGGATGGCGCAAACACGAGGAGTTGCTACTATAAAGTTAGCAGATCCACGTCTGTTACGTACAGCAATACGATTGGACTCGATAATTAATCTCTGATAGAAGTCGCGGTTTCTCTCAACCATCCAACGTCCGTCAGCAGAAGCTGGGGACCAGATGGAGTAACCGGTTCCAAATCCCTGCCCAAGAGCGGCTTGGATCATTCTCATGAGCATCTCACGGTCGATCTCAGCTTGGATCTCGTATGACATAGCATTCGTGATCTCAGCATCAATATCGATACCGTTCATGTTCTTAAGGTCTTGCTCAAGCTCGACGGACCAACGTGCGCCAAGGCGGCGTGTGCCGGCCTCAACAGCGGTCTTCTCGAACTTAACCTCAACCTGAGGAATGTTTCCAGTAATCTCAAAAGCAGAAAGAATCTGAGCAACACCTCTGTCCTGATCGGCGAATGACCAGTCAGTACCTCCAGAGAGTCTCTGGGAGGACGAACCAGTAAACCTGGTATCAAGTAATTGATAACCAAGCTCGTCGTCATTGAGTCCAGTAGTGCCATTGTACACTTGTCCGACAGCACCCGCTGCACCATCAGGAGCAGGAATGTTACCAGGACCAGTGTTAGTGTTACGATCCGAAGTACCATCAGTTCCTGTACCTAAGGCAGAGGACTGGTAGGCATAACGAAGCGCAAATGCAAGTCCAACAGGACCTGACATAGGCTGGACACCAACGATTTCATTGGTGATAAGCTCAGGGAACGTACGACGAATCATCGGAATAAGCACTTTTGGCAGACGTGCATCACCAGTGGCGTAAGTGTCTTGGGAATTTACTTGATTCAGAGTTGGATCGTAGATTCCGCCAACACTTGCACCGTTTCCGAAAGCACCACCAGCGCCCTGGTTTCCACCAGCGGAGTTATCCTCCTCAATGCACCATCTCTCTTGGTTTTCCAAGAGAACAGCAGTGTTCAAACGAGTGTGATCGTCTTCAATAGGCTTAATACTATCAGAAGTATAGTCAAGAACAGGTGCCCACTTTTCAAGCAGTGCATCGGCTCTATCTCTATCGATAAATGATTGTGGTTTGTTCATAATCGTTTCCTTTCTTATTGTAACCTCATGGGTAAAACCCATGCTACTCAGGTGTCTAACACCTCATTGTTCGGGGCGATAAATTATTTCATGCGCTTTAATTCTTGCAAATATGGATTGCGCACTTCTTTTTTCTCTTCCGAAATAGTTTCAACAGGAGCATCAGCTTTGACTTGACGATTATCGAAAGCTTCTTCTTTTATAACATCTATCCTTTCTTGCTCCTTTTTATCAAAAAGTCTTGCAGTGTATTCAAAATTCTCTTCAATAAATGATGGTGATTTATCTCCTAAAACTTTTACTAAGTATTCTTTTTTCTTTTGAGGTAACTTAGCAGTTTTTTGCTCTAAAAACAGGTTTGCTTTAGTTTCCATGAAACCTTCTTTAAGAGATATATTCTCTTTTTCAAGCTCTTCTACTCTTGCATTAAGTTCATCGATCTGAGTCTTACCGTCAACTACAGCTGCTTTAACTGACTCCGACATCAAAGAGGAGTCTACTGCAAGTACCTTTCTTAAGTTACTAAGAACTTCTGTAGCGGTTCTATTTTGAGTTGCTTCTTCAATAGCTTTTTGAGGAATACTTTCATCAATATACTCTTCAAGATACTCTGAAATAGACTCAACTAAAGTTTCTTTAAACTCACTAGCACTCTCATTTAAATCCTTCTCATATTTTTTAACCACCTTAACTAATTTATTAGCATTATTAGTATCAACTGCTTCTACCACTCTTTTTAATTTAGAAGTATGATCTTTATCAATAGCTGAAACTAATTCTTCAAGTTTTTCAGAATATAATTCATCTTGATCTGCTAATGCTGCTTCAACTGTTAGTTCTACTTTTTCTTTAATAGCTGTTTCAATAGCACTAACATTTTCTTCTGTTAATACTTCCTTTAAGCTTTCAGGTAATAATTCTTGGTTCATAATTAAAAGAGTGGTTTTTCTGTTGCTTTGTTGATACGTTTTAAAATTTTGTCTTCAACAACTTGCTTTAAATATTTATGCGCTGCAGCATAATTTTTAGAAGAAAGTCGCTCTATAAACTTAGCAATATTGGTTTTATCAGACATAATAATATTTATTACAGATTTTTAATAAAGCTTAAAATTCTGTTAGTTAAAAATGATTCTACTTCTTTTTTAGGCATATTTACTAGGCTAGCTGCAAAATTATCATAATGTTCTTCAAACTTTCCATCTTCTGCTAATACCCATTGTTTAGATTCTAAAATACCATTCACAAATGCTTTAGGGTAGGAAGGATCAGCAACACAATCAATAGCTACCAACTTCATATTTTTTACTACGTTATGGTCAGAACTCTCTTCTAATGTACCTAATGCTCTTGATGACATACCTACTTTTACTCCATCATTTATTAACGACCTTACTATTTGGCCACATGGAGTTGTTAAAACTTTTGACTTTCCATAAAATACGTTTCCATCTTGAGTAATCTCAGTTACCATATGACATGCTCTTTCTAGATCAACATCTGCTGATGTAGGATGATTAAGCTCGCCCATAGCCCTACCTGGTATTACCATCTCCTCATTATAACGTTTAACCTCTCTTTTTAATTCATTAATAGGATATAATCGATTATTTCTATTAACACCTTCAGCCATCATATAAGGACCTTTAATATAGAGATTAGACGGAGCATCTTTATTTGTTTCTTCTTCAATGTATTCGAACTCATCTGCAATATCAGGTTTTTCTACAACGAGATTTAATTTTAAAGCCATATAAGTTATTTATGCCTTAGCGACTAAAAAGCTCCTTCTCTGTTAATATAATAAAGCTATAACCTCTTTTTTTACAATATTCTCTAGCAGCTTTCCACTTAGCTTGGTTAGTTATATACATTTTTTGCTCGTAAATAAGATGGGACTTTTTACGGTACTTAGTGTTAGGTTTTTTAGTTTGCATTGAAGGTTTTATTTCAACACAATATTTTTTTAGTATATCCTTTTCTTTTATAACTACATAATTATCAACATAATATCTATGTAGTCTATCATCCAATGGATTGCGGTATGGAATGACTACATTTTCACTTCCCCATCGAACTACATTTTTACTTTGATCACAAAATCTAAAAAATTTAAGTT